CGGTATCGTCCCCTGGCGATAGCTGTGTACTTCATCTAAACACCTCTCGTATCTCTCGCTGCTACTTGCTGTTTGGGCGCGTGTCTCCCCCTGCCCCGCACCACGACACCGGCGACATCCAGGGAAGCGGCGGTGACCAGGGTGGCCTCTGCCCATATCCCCGCATAGTCATACGGAGCCACACCCGGCCCCCCCACGTTGGGGAACCGATAAGGGACAACCTTGTTTACCGCGCCCTGGTCTATCTCCAGGTACAGTTGCGCCATGACCGTGCGGCAGATGAGTCGCGCATCGGTGGACGAGGTAAGGGTGATGGTGGCAAGCCCTCTCCCGATAGACCTCAGGGTCAGGTGGGTGGTCTCGTCCACGGCCTCCACCAAGGACACCCCGTAGTCGGGATCGTTTATGCAGTCGATGAGCCCCGCGAGGTCGGTAAACTCCCTGTCCGGCTCGCTGGTCGCCGCCGCGTAAGTGAAGGTCACGCCGTTGACGGTGACTGTGTCGCCGTTGACGGGGACGTCCGCGCCGACCCCGAAGGTGACCGAGGCTTGCTGAACATCGGTGTTCCCCACCACGGTCGCCGTGACAGCCCCGTAGGTCGGGTCGATGACAGCCATCGGCGAATCGTCCCCGGTCTCCACGGAGTCGTCGAAGACGGTGGCGGTTAGGGTGTCTCCCGGCCCCATGCCCATCACATCGAGTATGAACGTGGCGTTGCGGTAGTTCTCCATGTGGTAGCAGTCACTCTGGTATTCGTCGGGGATACCGCCGACCATGGTCATCGGGTGCAGGATGTCTAACTTGACATCCGCGTCATTCTGTCTGTTCGGCATGACCCTCCTCCTTACGGCTGACTGTTGTAGGAAGCGGCGACCTTCTGGTCAACGTTGTGGCGAGAACCGGCGCGGATGATGACCGCCGACGCGGGAAGGGCCGCAGTAATGGCGCTGTCCATGTCGGCCTCCAGGCTGACCGCGACAAAGTATTTGTCGTCGGGGAGGTCGCAGTCGAACGCATTGACCTCCAGGTAGGCGAGCGCGTAGTCGGTGATGATGAGGATGTCGTCGCCGGGGTCGGACTCCAGGCTGATGGTGTATTCTCCCCTGCCCACGGTGCGCAAGACTATCTGGTTCGCATCGACACCGTCGGCTACGGCGATAACGCCCTCGACGCCCAGGTCATCGTCATTGATGAGCGCTATCAGGGCGGCGCGGTTGTCGAACTCCCGCGTCCCCGCAACAGGCGTGGTATCGTACAGGTACTCCACATCGTTTATGGTAACGGTGGACACCCCGTCGTCCAGGGCGTCCAGGTCTATTCTCGCGCCCTGTACATCCTCGTTGGCGGTGATGACGCAAGTAGCTCCGACGATCACCTCTGCCCCCGTACCCGCCTCGTCCGAAGCGCAGTAAACCTGCGCGGTCAAGATGTCGGTGGTCGCCAGGGCGGCGAGCTGGTCGTTGAGCATCTGCCCGCAGGTGACCACGAACAAAGCCCTGCGGTACTTGTCCAGGCAGAAGAAGTCGCTCAAGACTTCGGTCGCGTCTGCCAGGTCTTTAGGCTCGATAGCTATGTCCAGCTTTGAATGAGCCTCTTCCAATCTGTAAGGCATAATTCCTCCTCAAAAGTTATGCGTGATTAGGTCACGCTCCTATGGGGGTGGGGAGGGCCGAAGCCCTCCCCTTTGGTTTAAACGGACAGCACCACGAAGGGCGACACGTTGGTCACGCCGTCTTCGAGGACGATGGGAGCCTGTAGCCAGGGCATCCCGTCAACCGAGAAGAAGGCTTTGATGACCGTGATGTTCAGCTCGAAGTGCCTGTGCTCGGACGCTGCCACGGCGATGCCGAACCCGTCCTTGATGACGTAGTGCTTGAAGGCGCACAGAGCGATGTCGCCTACAGCCCCCAGGACAGGCGAACGCTCGTTCACCAGCACGGGGTAGCCGAGCAGGGTGCCGGGGTTGCGCCCGCGGACGTCCTGCTGCCATATGTACGCCGAAACGCCAGCCGCGGCGGGTGCGCCGGTGAGGCTCATCAGCTCGGGGATGACCGTGGGGGAGCAAACCCACACATAGTCCTCGCCCGGAAGAGCCGAAGCGTACATCGCCACGATGTCGGCGTAGGTGACCGCGCCAGCGCCCGCACGGGCGACCGTGATGGTCGGGGCCGCCGGGGGTCCGGCTGCGGTGATAACGCCCATGGGCATACCAGCGCCGGTGCCGTTCAGGAAAGCATCGTCCTCTGCGGCGAGGATGGCGTCCCTGAGAAGCCCGCCGATAAGCCCCTCGATCTGTCCCGCGTTGCGGAGCAGACGGTCGGTGACGTGGATCCTCGCGGCGACCTCATACGGGGTCAGGTGGATCCTCTCCAGGTACACGTTCTCGTCGGGCTTTTCCTCACCCTCGTCTATCCAGGTCACGGCGACACCCGCATAGCGACCGAAGGAATAATCCAGGGTCGGGATGAAGACGTCGGTGTCGGGAGCCGAAGGCGAAGAGGGGATGACGGTGGCACGAGGGCGCACGATGGCGTTCTGCGTGTCAACGCGCAGGATGGTGTTCACGAACTCCGGGGGAACGAGGAACCCACCGAGGGCGGGGATGCTCATCTCCTGGGCCACCTGGCGCTTCTCAACCTCTGCGGGGTTGAAGCGCACGGCCTGGATGAACTCCCCGAAGCTGCGCCATGCCTTCTCGGGCTCGACGGGCTCGGGCGGTTCCGCGTCGTTCGTCTCGGCGTCGAGGCGGATCTCCCTCTCGGCGATCTCCTTCTCCATGCGGGCGCGGGACTCCAGGGTGTTGGCCTCGGCTATCATCGCCTCGGCTTTGGTAACGTCCTCGGGGGTCGGGTCGCCACGGAGCAGGTGCTTCGCTGCGAGGAAGGTCTCCTCTGCGCGTTTTGTGAGTTCTATCGAGTCCATTTACTCACTTCCTTTCGTTGAGTTTTAAGTCGATGAGCTTGCGGTCTATCTCCGCGATGAGTGACGTGGGGTCGAACCCTTGAACGACCTCGTCCTCACAGCCCCCGTCCTGCCCTTGCGTTTCGGGGTTGAGGTAGCTTTTAAGCTCGGTTGAAATCCCGTCCACGATCTCGCGGACGGAAACTGATGTCTGTGGATAAGCCGGGAAGGTTACGGGGGAGACCTCGAAGAGTTCCACCTTCAAGAGTTCCCTCATCTCCGTCCCGTCTTCCTGGTTCGTCCACCGGTCCTCCAGGACTCTGAACCCGAAGGACATCTGGTCGATGTCGCCCCGCTCGATGGAGACTAGAAGGTCACGCGCCCATGAAGTCTCGGGCGGGATGACCACAAACCTCAAGCCGTGTTCGTCCTCTTTCAGAGACAGGGTGCCGTTCAGGGTGCGCCCCAGGACGTAATTCGAGTCGTGGTTGAAGAGGGAGCGGATGTCCCCGTCCAGGGAATCTTCAAATGCGCCGGCGCGGATGTACTCCCGGTAGCCCATGTCCTCGGAGGGTACGTCGAAGACGGCTGCATATCCCGCCAGTTTTGCGGGTTCGCCCTCCTCGCGGATGACGCGAGACTCGACACGATAATTCCTCTGTTCCATGTTTACCTCCATGAAAAAAGCCCCGAAGGGCTTGCTTGTGGTCCCGCCGCCCGTATGGCCTGGGGGTGCGGTCTTATGTGCGGCGGCGGGTTAAAACGCCGGCAATATCTGACAGTAACAACCGTTCCACAGGGGAGGGGTGGCTACGTTCCACGCGGGGGTGAATTCATCCGACCTGCGGAACTTCTCCAATATCTCGCCCTTCTCGGCGAAGAACGTGTCCCGGCACTCTATCCCTATCTCCACGACCTCCATGTCAAGCTCGATGCAGAACTGGTTGCCGTCCAGGGTTATCCATTGAGACCCCGGTATGTCGGCGAAGTAGTAGGTGGCCTTGGACATCATCCCCGAGTTCCTGGTGGCCTCCCACTCGGCGAAGCTCTTTCCCTTTGTGGCCGCCCATACGGCGAAGACCTCCTCGGCGTCCTCCATCACTTCTTTGTCGAGGGAGCGCTGTTCTAAGGTCTTTATGAGCTTGCGCTTGGACACGTCGGCGTTCCACCTCGCCGTGTGCAATATGTGTTCGTCTATGCACTCCCTAAGTCCAGGGGTGAGCCCGGTGGGGTGCCCGACTTCTGAAGCCGCTATCGCCTGGGTGGCCTCGCATATCGCATATACAGCGGGGGTGATGCCTTTCATCAGGGCTTGCTTGTGCCCCTCGTAATATTCATCTACGGCCCCCAGTATCTCGCCGGGGGTCACGTCCCTCTTCAGAATCTTCCGTAGGTCGGCGATCTCCTTCTTGGTGCTGCGGTTCATCGCCTCTTCCAAGACACCCTTGAACGAGCGGGCAACCGCCATCTTCCTCCGCGCCCTGTCCCTTTTCTCGGACTCCGACCACTTCGCCCTCGTCTGGATGTTCCTGGTGAACTGCTGTTCCTCGGGGGGTTGCTCCTCATCGGGTGCGAGTAATTTTTTAAGCGGCTGATAGTTGAGAGGTACGATAAGCTCATCTCCACCCTCTTCTACGGGTACGGGTTCCATGTTCTCGGCCCTTAGAATCTTGTTGACCGAGAGGAACCCCGCCTCCCTCCCCATCTTGTAAGCCTCGTATCTCGTCTTGGTGTCCCCCCGGAGCATGGCGTCCTGTAGGTGCTCCGAGTAGTAGAGGTCTCTATCCGACCCCCGCATGAGGTCCTTGGTTATCGTCTCCTCCCACTTGGAGAGGTAAGGCTGGATGGTGAAGCGGATAAAGCCCATCGAGAGGTGCTCGATGCCCGTCCCCCACGCGGTACTCTTCTCCATGTGCTGTACCATGTGGAGAGGTACTCGCCATATACTGGCGATCTTCTCTATGTCCAGCCCCACGCCCTCGATGAACTGGGAGTCGGCGTGGGAGATGGAGAGCTGTTCGACCTTGACCCCTTCTTCCAATAGTTCAAAGCGGTGCTTCTTGTCCAGCCCCGTGTTCGCCGAGGCGAAGGATTCCTTCAGCCTCTTGTACCCGTCCTCGGTCATCACCTCGGGGTGGGTGAGGACGAAGGAGGGCGTGGCGTCGTTCGCGTAGTAGGTGGCGTCGTACTTCTCCCTCGCCAGATATAAGCCGATGGTCTCGGCGAACAGACGGACGGGGGAAGCCCCGACCATGCCGTTCCAGCCGAAGCCGACGATGTGGAAGACCTGCTCGGGGAGAAGTTGGTACTCTTTCCCATCAGCCGTCCACACCCGGTAGTAAAGTTTGTTGGAATCGGTCGTCCTCGCGGGATATATCCTGTCGGGGGGGATGGGCCACAGCGCCTCGACCTCTCCCCTTGAAGTCCATTGGATGTTGGCGTATGCGTTCCCCCTAGCGGCCAGCCAGCCCGTCATCAGCTCCCTGAACTGCTGGGAGGTCATCTCGGGGTTCGGCTGGTTGTGGAGGATTTTATACAAAGGGTGGGACTCGGCCCTCTCCCTCCCGTCCTCGTTCCGCTTGTAAAGTATCAAAGGCAAAGAGGCCACCGTCTCTGCGATGACCCTGATACACGAGAATACCGTCACCGCCCTCATGGCGGTCTCATCGTTGTAATCGAACCCGGTGGAAGACCCGACGTACCT